GTGAACTCATGAAAAAGCAAGCCCCGACGAAGCAAGCCCCGGTGAAAAAGTCGGCACCGAAAAAAGCTGCGGCGGCTCCCGCCAAAGCCGAGAAGTACACCATCAAGCATCTTGGCGAAGATATCGCTCACAAGCTGCCGCTGGTTTCTCGCGGTACCGTTGACCGGGTTCTGGAAACTGCCTTCTCTTCGATGACCGGTGCTTTCCTTGGCGGGAAAGCGGTTGTCATCAAGGACTTCGGCAAAATGGAGGTCAAACACCGTGCGGAGCGGCAGGGCCGTAATCCTGCTACCGGCGAGTCGATCACCATCCCGGCGAAAGTGGTCCCCAAGTTCACTTTTGCGAAGGCTCTGAAAGAAGCAGCCGTTTAGGAAGAAACAGTTGCCTTCCGACGCCCCGCCTTTGTGCGGGGCGTCTTTTTCTCTGGGGGATAAACGGTGAAACAGCATACGTGTTCTACTTGCTATTGGCAGGAAAGCGGTCATTGCCATTTCAATCCGCCGTCTGTGCAGTTGCTAATGGCTCAGGGATTGGCGGGCGGGCCGCAACCACAACCGGTTGCGTTTCATCCACCAGTAAGGTCGAACAATTTCTGTTCGAAGCATAGTCAGCTACCGGGAAATAACATCGCGCGTACACTTGAACTCAACTAGGAGCAGCCGTGGAAATAGTACCGAAGCTCATAGGCTTGACCGGTTTCAAAACCTCCGGTAAGGACACGGTAGCCGACTATATGGTTTCGGCTTTTGGGTTCGTGAAAATAGAACACGCCGAACCGATTCGTCGTGCGCTGGCGGCGATGTTCAGTGTTGATATCTCCGTGTTTCTCAATCCGGAGACAAAGGAACTTCCTCTACCGGAACTTAAAGGCAGGACGCCTCGTTTCCTGCAACAGACTTTGGGAACAGAGTGGGGCCGGGAAATAGTCGATGAAGACATTTGGGCGTGGTTGGCGGATCGGGCCATAGAACGTCACAATGCTTCTGGCGCTCGCCAAATTGTTCTATCGGATGTACGATTCCAGAACGAAGCGGAAGTAATTAAGCAGAGAGGCGGGCAGATTTGGCGCGTTGAGCGGCCGGGTATTGTTCGCGTAGATGCTCATCCATCAGAGAAAGGACTTCCGCCTGAGTTCATTGATCTTGTCGTAGAAAACGACGGGACCAAGGCCATGCTCTACACAAAGGTAGGAGTCAATCTAGATGCCATCGACAGGCAAGCTCGTCGCCGTGCCTTCACAGGTGCGCCTTTCTAAGCATTTCTTGTTGTCAGATTTTCTAGGCTGTGATTCGGTTTATCGGAAAGGGTACATAAACCGATTTGAGGATGAAGACGGGACGAGGTTGCGCGAAGGTACGGCTTTGTGTAAACATGTCCTTGAGCCGTTGCTTAAGCAATCTCGTCTGTCCATCTCTTACGGGTTCATTAGCCCTAGTCTTTCAAAGCAAATTGTCAAATACCAGAACCCAGACAAGCCGTCGTATCATCGGTGGGACGCGGGGGCCGCTTGCGATGTCGTGTTGCATGATGCGGTCAATGAGGGGATAGCCCCTATCTACAGTGCGTTTTGGATAGATGAAAACCTACCAGTCTCGCGCGTCATCACCTACTCAGAGTCTTCTTTCATTTGTGTAGCCTCTCGTTATGATGAAATCAAGTCCGGCGACTACCGTCGAGCGCTATACGAGAACAGATATGAGGGGCACCGCAAGCCGAGATTCATCAACTACTCGGACAACCCGACCAGCCGCCTTGCTCAGAAAGCCGCCGTCGCTCTCTATGAGCCATGGGAAGGCGCTGGGCACCCTACTTACCACGGCGGAGGTAAAAAGCAGTACCAGCACCACCGGACAAGTATGTATACTGTGTTGTCCGACTTCCTTTACTCGGACGAAGCCGTATGGTTCGGGTATCAAAACAACCCCCCCGAAGAGGCTATAAGTCTCTTTGAGCAGGCGGGGGCCATCTACGATGAGCTAGTCAACCGCTTGGGCATTAGGCGTCTATCCATCGTTCGCGGCTATGAATCTCCGGAGTGGATCAAGAGTCGCCATAATTGGGAAGACGGAATCTATCTTGTCGTTGTCCCTCCCCACGGCGTAGATTCGATGGACGTGGCTACCGAAGCACTAGGCATCAAGAACGTCAAAGTAGTGCGCAAGGGTAGAAATAAAAGAATAGCTATTGCAGCCAGCATCGGCTAGCACAAATGCGCCCGTTGAAGAAGTACAACCTAAAGGCATCCAGACGCCCCAAGCAGCATTCTCTGCTTAGCGGCGTAGTGCATGTCGCGGACACCGAAGGTACCGGCCTTTCCTACTTCTCGTTTTCTGAAGATTTTGTAGACGCTGTAGGTCGTTTGCTTCCGTTTGGCCTACTTCCAGAGAACCCCGGCTACATCAAAGTGATGTACATGGCTACGCGCAAGGCGTGGCGCATTTTCGCCTACTACCTAGTCGGCAGAAAAGGGGTGCTTCTGTGGGAGCAAAAAAACCGTCCCGATTGGGTTTCCAACGTCATTAGGCGTTGAAATCGATTTCATCGTAATCGACTGTTTATCTTTCCGGACTTTTGTTGCTATACTCGCCCATCGATTTCTGGTGTAGCGAGTTTGCCATAGTCCGCGTATGATTACAGATAACAGAAAGTACGAAGTCGAAGTTGAGGAAGTGCATTCTGGAGATGACCTCGTTCTTCTGGTCAATCTAGGAGTAGACGGCCTCTATAAGCGCGTACGCGCTCGACTCAAGGGTGTCGATACCCCCAGCGCGTTTCGTGTCCCAAAGGATACGGAAGCCGGGGAGGTCAGAGACTACATTCGTAATCTTGTCCTGAAAAACAAATGTGTCATTGATTTGCACTCGCACGGCAAGGGCGGGTGGATGGTGACGCTGCATGTTGTCAAGGACGAAGGCCCAATCAACGTCAATGACATACTAATCAAGCGTGGGTATGTCTACCAAGGTAAGCAGGAGAGCTAATGACTGCTAAACGAGTTCACCGCATTAGGCAGCAAAAGCTTAGCGTTCGCTCGCTTACTATCGGCAGCACGCGGCGCGCGGACACCAGCCGCCAGATCACCCAAGAAGATGCCTTTACTACCACAGGCATAGGTAAATCGGCACTTCTCCCGCCGTACGATCCCCGCTTCCTGTCACAATGCGTTGAGCGTAGCAATATGCTCAAGCAATGTATTGCGGCGATGGTCACGAACGTAGGTATGGTTGGTTTTGAAGTAGTGCCTTCAGATCGTGCTCTCGCAGTCGATGATGCGGAGCGAGAGGAGTTGCAATCGTTTATCGATGCATGTAACTCAGAAGAGTCTCTAGTAACGGTCCACACCAGAGCTGTAGATGACTACGAGACCTACGGCTATTGCTTTCTAGAAGCAATTCGTGACAGGAAGGGGCGGATTTCCCTTCTCCGACACATGCCCGCGTACACCACGCGTCTGTTGCCCAAAGACCTAGAGCCTGAGCTAGTTGAGTACGAAGTAAATCGCGGACGACGTACTGCGACCGTTCAGGAATATCGTACGTTTCGTCGTTATGTGCAGATTGTCAACGGCAAGACGCGCTATTTCAGGGAGTTCGGGGATCAACGCGTTTTAAATATGGAGACAGGGGAGTACGGTACCTGTCCGGTGGCCTTACGCGCCACCGAAGTTATTCACATCAGGCAGAACTCAAACGACCCGTACGGTGTTCCGCGATGGATCAATCAACTACCTTCGATTCTCGGCAGCCGGGAGGCGGAGGAGTGCAATCTCCGATACTTCGAAGACAACACCATTCCGCCGATGATCCTTTCGGTTGCGGGCGGTAGGCTTACTAGCCAGTCCTATAAGGAACTGAAAGACATCCTGCTTAAGCAGGGTATCGGCGTAGACCGTCAGAACAAGATGATTCTGATTGAAGCTGTTCCGGAGCGGGAGGGGCTAGACGAGAAGGGCAGCACGGTTACGCTCAAGGTAGACAAGCTAACGGATGCTCGACAAAGCGATGGGCTATTCAGCCAGTACGATGAGGCGAACCAAGCCAAGGTTCGGTCGTCCTTCCGCCTTCCTCCTGTCGCGGTCGGCCTCTCGCAGGATGTAACCTTTGCCACCGCCAACGTGTCCGCATTCATTGCTGAGACGCAGGTATACCTCCCGCTTCGTAATGTTTTCGATGAGGTATATAACAAGCGGTTAGTAATTAGCGAGCTTGGCTTAGGTATGCGTACTTGCCGGTTGTCGAGCAGCGTCCCGCTGATGTCTAACGGCGATAGCATTGTCAAAGCTTTGACCGCGCTCAACACCATGGGTGCCATCACGCCTCGCATGGCGAATGAGCTTGGCAATCGCGTACTGCAACTCGACATTCCAGCCTACCCGAAAGCCGGGGAGGAAGGATACGAAGAGTGGATGGATCAGCCTATCCTCTTCGTTACTCGCGGTACTGCTTCGCAAGCGGGTCAGGAGCAGAAAACCGACAAGATTAAAGACATTGAAGACAGCGGCGATACGGGGCCGGATCGTCCAGAGAACGGACAACAGTAGACATAGGAGCTTGCCATGATTGAGTTTGTGTATGAATCTCGTAAACGTTCTGTTGTCAAAGCGTACGATACGGCTAATAGCGCTGTGTACAACGGCGCGGTGCAGTCGATTACTCGTTCTGGCGCAACAGCGACGCTTACTAAGGCAAATCACGGTTTCTCTGATGGTAAATCTCTAACCATCGCCGGAGCGGATCAAACCGAATACAATGGGGCGGTCACGGTTGGCGGGGCGACGCAGAATACGTTTACCTACTCGGTCTCCGGCACTCCGGACACCCCGGCAACTGGTAACATCTATCTTATAGATACCGATCAAAGTATTTGGGGTTCGCTGATCGAAGCTATTCATCTAGTCAGTATCGCGGCGGCAACTACAGTCAAAGTCGAAGCCGCTATTGATTTGGCGCTTGGCTGGAAGCAGATAGGTGTCGATTTAACTTCTGCCAATAACAATTCGCTTATCACCATAGGTGCGAAATACAATTTCGTTCGCCTACGACGTTCTGCCGGTTCTGGGGCGGTTCTCGCTTACATGCAGTATTGACATGAAGACCAACCCTATCCGGTTGCATTGTCGGGCCGATGATAAGAACTGGGAGCAGGTTGTATTTGCCGAGGTTCTTGTTCCAGAGACACCTAATGTCTTCGGTGATTACTGGACGAAAGAGGCAGTCAAAGAAGCCGCCTACACGTTCATGGCAACTGGTTTTGGTATCGATGTTGACCATGACAATCAAGACATCACCGGCGATGTGCATGTAGTCGAGTCGTTCATTGCCCGCCCTAATGATCCTGACTTTATCGAAGGATCGTGGGTTGTGGCAATGAAAATCCTAGACACCCAACTTTGGGAAGACGTACTAGAGGGACGAATTAACGGCTATTCCTATGAAGCTATCTTAAGCTTTTTGGAAGCTACGCTTCAGATGGATGATGACGGTGTTCGTAGCGGGTATACTGAGCCGGATGTCAACGATGGACACACCCACGCTTTTGTAGTTTTGGTGGATGAAAGCAATCGTCCAGTTTCGGGCGGAACGGATGAGGTTAACGGGCATAGCCATACCATTTCGATGCATACGGTGACGGATAATGCGGCGGGACACAAACACCGGTACAATCTTGTGATCGGGAAGGATGGAAAATGAGCCAAGTAGAGAAAGACATCAGTTTGACGAGAATTGTTAAGCCTCGTTTTCTTTCGCTGGTTGGCACCCCCGCTAACCAGATTGCGTTTAAGGTTGTTCGCGGCGATACCGGCGAGGAGAAAACTGTGCCACACATCACCCGTAAGCGTCCTACGCGTCGCGCAGATGCAGTTGTAATGTTTACTTTTGACCTAGAATACTCGGATGATGAGATTCGGAGTGCGCTTGCCGCTTGGGGAATCACCGACGCGGTCATTACCGAAGAGGATGGCAAAAAGCGTGTCAAGTGTTCAGACGCAGCAGACGCGCCTACGCTGACCGTCACTCTTGGCAAAGGCCAGTCGGTTTCCATTTTGAAACCGATTTCAAAACAGCGCTCCGACAAGTCGGCAATCGCCGTAGCGCATATTGAGTTTGCCAAAGACTACTTTCCTGACGAAGCGGACATTGTTGAATGGTGCCGCCGTCATGAAGTTGACATTTCGGCAGCGGCCGTGGAAAATGGCGACCATCAGACTGTTGTGCGTCGCTCAGTGCAGATTGGTGAAGGTGAAGAGACGCGCAAGATCGAAGTTGATGCCGGTGTGCAATTCGCAGTAGTGAGAGCCGAAGAGGCCGATGTACCACAAGCTTTCTATACGGTTGTCAACGACGCCGCGTACGGAAGTTGGGGTTGGGGCCAACTGGATTTTCTTGCTACAATGTATGATGTGGAGTTCTGTAATCTGGCCGGTCAAGCAATTAGGACCCTTCAGGATGTTGCAGAAAGGATCATCTACTACAGCGATTTGCCTTTGTCGGTTCGGAAAGAACTCATCACTTCTGCGGCAGGTCAGTTTGCCGATTTTCTCGTGACCCTAATGGACGCTCTGCCAGCACGGGTCGTTGTTGCTAACCGTTCCATCCCTGAAAAGGAGATTTCTATGAGCAAGGCAAAGGGGCAAGACGGCCAAAACGCCGAGCGTCAGGACAAAACTGACGCAACCGCTGCGGCCACGACCGAGGCGCAGGCTTCGGGTGAAGAGACCACGACTACTCCCGCCGCTGAGACGATCACGCGGGCGGATGTCGAAAAGATGATTGGGGATGCTATGGCGGGTATCTCCGGACAAATTGCTGAACTGTCGGCCAAACTGACCGCTCCGGCGGAAGGTACGACCGCGCAGCGCAGCGACGGCACAGCCAATGGTGATGGTGGGAAGCCTGCTGCCGAAAACGCCTCTGGTGAACTCTTGCAAGTTGTGCAGCGTTCGTTTACTGAACTGTCTGACTCTATCAAGTCTGTTGCGGAGTCAGTCAAAGGCGTAAGCGAGCGTGTGCAAAGTCTGGAAGGCAACACTGTCGTTCGTAACGACGGCGGCGACCAGAAGCAGACAACGCGCAAGGACGTTTTCGTAGGCATCTTCGGCGGCGGCAAGCGAGCCTAAGCCTTTCACTTTCACCTGTAAGGAGATTTTTAGATGCTGTCTAACCAAGAACTTGCTCGTCGTGCCGACCTTGTTCTGGCCGACCTGAACGCAAACGGCGGTCTGCTCGACGCCGAGCAGGCAAATGCCTTCATTGACAACGTCATGGAGCAGCCGACGATTCTGCGGCAAGCCCGCGTCGTTCGGATGAGCGCTCCTGAGCGGAAGATCAACAAGATCGGTTTCGCCAACCGTATCATGAAGGCCGCGCCGCAAGGCTCGACCCCCTACGATGACCCGGCTACCGGCATCAACAACCGCTATCTGGCGGCTGCGGATCGCTCGAAACCGACGACTTCGCAAATCCAACTGCAGACGAAAGAAGTTCTGGCTGAGGTTCGCCTGCCGTACGAGGTTCTGGAAGACAACATCGAAGGCGAAAGCTTTGAGTCGCACGTCATGCGTCTTATCGCTGAGCGGGCGGCAATTGACTTCGAAGAGTTTGCGCTGTTCGCGGACACGCTGTCGGGCGATGCCTACCTCGCTCTGCAGGATGGCTGGCTGAAGCGCATGACCTCGCATGTCGTCAACAACAGCAATGCTGGTGTTTCGCCGGATATGTTCCAGCTTGGGATGCTGGCTATGCCGCAGAAGTATCTGCGCAACCTCGCCCAGATGAAGCATATTGTCTCGGTCGCCAACACGATCAAGTACCGTGGCAAGGTTGCTCAGCGTGCTACCGGCTACGGCGATACGATGCTGACGTCTGGCGCTCCGATCTTCGCCCATGGCGTTCCGGTCGAGGCGGCTCCGATGCTGGCAGCGCAGGGTACGGGCAATCAAGGCATCTTC